AACATCGCTTCGCCAAAGCTCCTCCAGTCGTCGATAGGCATGAAAGCACAATTAAAGATGCGATTTGGAGCGACTTCAATGGGCTTTCCGCCAAACTGCATAGAGCGCATGGATGGAAGCACCTTCTTATCATAAACAAGCTTATACGCCTTTCTAATTTGAAGCTCAAGCTCTGGAAACTTCTTAAGATGCATATTCATGTTTCGGGTCACCAACTCTTCCCACGTTTCGCGGCGTTGGTGGTCCTCAATATATCTGGCATACTTCATATGCACAGTTATTTCTGATAAGATTTTGTTTGATAGCTCCATATTCATTTACTCCTTTTGTTCCTTCTTAAAATTTGCGTACTTTTGCTTTAAATTGTCGAGCCTCTCTTTTGAGGACTTTTCCATTATATCACTAATTGACTCATTTGTTTGGCTTAAAACCTTAATTTTTACATTACTAGTATCCATAAACAGAGGAAATATAAGCCCGTCGGGGCCATTCCTGTTCTTCGCTAAAAAAATGCGACCTGTGTTGGTGTTTTTATCCTCAACCGTCCTTGAGACCGTAAAGATAAAATCTGCGACGAAGCATTTATTGAACGCTTCGGAGATGGATTCCATTGTAATGACTTCAGCATTTAAACCCGATCTATTAGTCTGAGATGCTGTCCAGACCGGACATTCGCTCTCCTGAGCCAGGCCTCTCAGCTCCTCATAAATAGTTTCTAATTGGTGTCTTTTCTCATCTCTTCCGGAAGATTCTGGCTTTATTAGGTCGCCGTAATCAATGATTATCATGTCCGGAACAAAGTCTCTTCTTCGTAACTTATCGATATGATTCTTGATTGTCTGTATCGTTGCAGACCTCGTTGGGTACTCTTTTACAATTAATTTTCCTGTTAAATCTTTAATCTCGTCGTATATCTTTTCTTTGAATACTGCCAGGTTCTTTAGCTCAACACCAGTGATGGCGGAGTCATATCTTCCAGCCACTATTGTATCTGCTAACTCTAGGGTGTAATGTAATACGTTCTTACCCTGCTGCAGTGCTGCAGCGCCGAGATGCACCAAAACCATAGACTTACCAGCGCCAGTAGGCGCCACTACAACCCCTAACTCACCTTTACCCAGGCCACCCTTCGCTATGTCATCAATCTGCTTCCAGCCGGTCGATACGGGGTTTCTAGCCTTTAGCTCAAACCTCTTTTCAAAATCTGCAAGATACTCATACCCGAATGAGTTGTCTGAACCCAGCTTAAGTGCTCCGTCTATAACCTTCGACACCTCATCAAAAGAAGAAGATTTGATAAGGTCGACTGACTTAATCAAGGCTTCTTTAAGTTTCTGTTTCTTACAAAAGTCTAAAGCAGTGTCTTTAATGTATTCTGATGAGTTAGGGATTTCTCCCTTTGCTAAAACTCTAGCATAATACTCTCTAATTCGCACTTTGACAGAATCAGGCTCCCCATCCAGACCTGTTCGTATAATGGAGTGCATAATGTTAGATGTAGGATGGACCCCGTACTTCTTCCGATACTTTGCAATCTTATCAATGAATACTCGCAGATGTTTAAGCTCCAGAAAATTGAGGTCTAGTACCTCAAACATCTGGTCTGCAAATGGCCGATCATTCAAGACGAGATGACAAAGATCCTCCTGAAATGACTTTCCGAATTTTGAAAAACTAACTGCTTGTTCCATGTTGTTCCTTACTTATTACTTATATACTATAGCATGCTTTCTCAAGAAAAGGAAGTGATAATATCATTAAATTTCTGTTCTAAATCTTGCATATTTACTGTCAATACGCCATCCTGTATCATCAGTTTTCTCATTTCTGTTTGGTTATAGTGTGGAGCATATTCCTCAAAGGTCTCGTCAATCTTGTTTTTGCTCTGTGGTGATAAGCACGGAGATGAGAGCTGCATGATATTGTAGTTCTCCTCGATAAGCCTCTCGGACTCAAGCACGTTGGTATACAACTTAAGTTTGTTTTCTTCCTTCTCGCACTCATGAATAATATCCGCAATAAAGTAGTCTTTCTCCTCTTTCAAAAAGGAAAAGCGCTTTGCGACTGTGCCTAGACCAACGCGAGGTACACCAGGGAGGTTATCACTAGGGTCTCCTGCCATGGCTCTAGCAAGAGCAAAATTCGTTGGGTGGATACCAAACTTCTCTATCACCATATTAGTATTAAGCACTTCTTTCTGGATAGGACGAAAGAGAAGTGTCTTATCATCTAAAAGCTGAATAAAATCTTTGTCGGCAGAGACAATGACCTTTTGCCAGTCTGAAAACATTGACGTATTCTTCACATATGAAATAACATCGTCAGCTTCCACTTCTGGTTCCATGAATTGAATAATTGGTGTTTCGTTCAAATATTCTACCACTCTTAGCTGCTGCCATAGCTTATTGTTGTCTGTATCTTGGGCTGTCATCTCATCTGACTTCCAATTTACCCTTAGTGGCTTTCTTCCTGCCTTGTAGTTTTTATTCATCGAGCGCCTCTTCTTTGAGCCGCCTTTGCCGTCCCACACAACCACAATCATGTCAGGGGCGATTTCTCGAGTCATCTTGTTCATTATGTTGATGAACGTTCTCATACCGCCAATTGGTTGCCCATTGGGGTTCTTACTTGGGTCGACGATGTATCCCCGTAGGAATTGATTGAATGCGTCGACAATCATTACTCTCTTCATTGTTTTCTCCATTAAAAAAGCCCGCCTGAAGAGGCGGGCTTGTGTTTAGCTATCTGACTTGTCGGCAGGGTCATCCGTGTCGTAGAAGTCGTCAGCTTTGCCTTCTCTATTCTTGAACTTCATAATAACATCTTCGTCAATGATTGTCAAGACACTTTCTCTGAATTTTTCATCCTGAAGTTTATCCACCCACTGCTTACGCTGGAACTTCACTTCAGAACCATCGTTTTGAGCTAGGGTATACCACGCTCCAGATTGTGAAAGTCTTTCAGAGACCTGGATGGCATCAAACCAACTTTCCTCATCTTGAACACCGATACTTTCGTCTCCCCATAGGATTTTAAAGTTGCATGTTCGTCCTGCTGTCCCGAAACGAGACTTCTCAAGCTTTACCTTAACCTCAGAACCGATGCGATATCCATTCTCGTCTACAATAAAGCTAGCCTTTGCCTTCCTAGCAGTTAGCCAAACTCTGAGGGAATAGGCATATGACATTGCCTTGCCCCCTGGTGTAAAATAAGGAGTTGTCATTGCTTCTGCTGGTGTTCTCGCTGCCATATTAGTCTTCAACTGATTGAGGACCAGCAGCGTCGCATTAGCATCGGCGATGGGTATGGTTAACTTAGCCATGCCCTTCGACAAAATCCTAGGCTTTACAGCCATCGATGACTGGGGATTGAAATCACCCTGAACATCTGAGATAGAAGGTGTCAGGGCCAGGCTGTCCCAAATGAACAACCATTTGTTCCCTGTCCCCAACAACTCTTCTATTGTCTCTAGGACAAACTCGACTGATTCAGCCTGAACGTACATTAGACGCTCTAGGTCACAGCCGGCTCGTTCTAGAAAACTTGGGTCAAGGGCAGACTCGGAATCAAAATAAACCACGTCAATGCCCATCTTTTGAGCATTTCCAGCTACTTGTGCAGCCATAAATGATTTACCCGTCGCCTCTAAGCCTGCAATTTCAGAAATCTTGCCGACTGGTATGCCGGCTAGTTTTCCTTTACAGACAATTGAGTCTAACCATCTTGACCCAGTAGGAATCCACTCATTCACTTCGGTTGGGTTGTTATCTTGCAGTGAATGAGCGACTTCTCTACCAGCCTTTTTGTTGATAATACTGCGGACGGCAGCAATATCGAGTGAGCCCTTCTTGAGCTTTGTTACTTTAGATCTAGCCACCGTTTACTCCTTAAGAATTCAACAAATCGTTAAAAGCTGATTCAACTGCGCTGGCTGAGCCAACTGTTGAGTTGTTGCCATACTTCTCAACTTCTGAATTCCCTGCGTCCGTTGAGAGAAACTGGTCCAAAACAGACTGCACTTCCTCTGTGCTCTTACGCTCAAAGAGTGTGTCAAAGTCTGGGATAGTCTCTAGCAACTCTGCGCAGCGCTCATCTCCACCTACAGCATCATCACAAAGGATTGTCTTGCGAGGGCGAGGTCGGATATCTGTCCGAGGAAAAGATGCGCCTGGCAGCTTGCCGTACATAAGCTTCAAGTCATTACCATTCTCTGGGTCTGTGATATCACCGTAATCAGGGTCCAAAACGATTGTCAACAGCTTCTCATAAGCCATCTTCCCGTAGCCCCAGATACGAATACCCTGGTCTTCTTCTCCTCTGACGAGGACTGGTGAAAAGAAACGTTGCTTTGCAAAGAGGTCCTTTGCTTGCTTCTTGCTCTCTTCCGTGCCCTCGTTCCAGAGCTTGTTGCCAAAGTCACAGACTGGGCAGCTGTCTCCAAAGTTTCGCTTAGGGCAAAGAAACCCTGCGGTTCCTACATTATAGTGAAAGTAGCGCTCCTTGAAAGGGTCGCCATCTGCTGTTGAGACAATACGAACATTATTCTCTCCGTCTTCAGGTCGCCAAAACTGATTTTTGCTCCCATCACCTTTTCCGTTTAGTTTATCTAACTTCGCTTTCATTGCGTCTAAATTAAGTGCCATGTTGTATTACCTCCTATGGTATATTGTTTTTTTGCACGTTTGGCTATAGCAGGTCAGCAAATCTCCTGACCAACTGTTTATATAATATCAGATTGTTTATTCTGTGTCAACAGTTATTTGTTGAATTTTTGGAGAAAAGTATTCTACGTAAATGTAGTCATTTTCATAGTCCGTGGGGTAGATGCCGAAATATGCTTTTGTTTCTTCGGTCATTCTAGCCTTCACGCTGGTTGTAAGTTCGCGAAAGAAGTTTCCTTGAGTTTTCAACTTCTCTTCATTGATACCAAAATAGTATAGCACTTCTACTTCCTGATTGAAAGGGAAAAATAACTTATCTTCACAAGAAGCAGTGCTTATTCCGATTGTCTTTATCCTGCAAGATTCCCTAATCCGAGAAAAGGTCGACATCACAGGTTTCGTGTTCTTAAAGACCTCGATCATGTGATAACTATCACAAAAGACATCGTTTATCTGCTTGTAATAGTCGAGAACGTTAATAGAGCCGACAAAATCTTCTAGAACCTTATTGGAAACTAGTGTAATGTCCTCAAAAAGTCCGGACCTTGCATATTGTTGAAGTATTCCAGTAACAACCCTTTCTTGCAGAGTTTGCTCTTCTGATAAAAAGTCAATTTCGGGTTGAAAACATACTACTCTTATCTTTACCCCTTTCTTATGCAAGCTTTCCAATATCCTAAGCGACATTGCAGCGCTTGTTGAGGCGCCGCAGACAAAAAAGGTTACTTCCTCTTTTATGTTGTCTAAAAACTTAATTTTACTTGAGACCTCAAGATTTTCATAATCTTCTGCAGAATTTAGCTCTGGAATAATATACTCAGTCTTGCTTTTTGTTCCTTTGTTCTGGATTTTGTAGACATTATATATATCATACTTTTTCAGTGAGTTCACGATATTGCATGCTGCACTGCCCAAGGCCAGTATATTCTTCAAACTTTCATATCCTTCATATCCCCAAAATTCTTGCCTATCCTGACATTTGATAGAAACCTACCGAACATGTTGGTTTCAAAAATCTCTCTCAGCTCTTCAACCATAGAGTGGTCTTCTTTCGAAAAGTCCAACACAACAGAATCGTGCATTGTGAAAGCCACAAAACTCTTTGAACCTTTAAGTTTCTTCATTATTTGATAAGCATTGTCTAATACTATATCAGATGTTGTTGATTGAAGCAAGTAATTTAATGCTTTTCTTTCATCTGTTTCCAGGCTGCGGCCGAAGGGCGTCAAAATCTTGTGGTTATCGTAGTAGCTCTTATACACTGACTTATCGTAAAATCCTTCCAACATATAGTCCCTGGCATTGGGGTTATATAGCCATGCAAAAAAACGGGCTTTGACTTCTTCTCTTGTCGATAGATTTCGCGAGCATTTGTCTTTATTAAATTCGTGTATGTCATATGCCGGCTGGCTCTTCCCTGAAAACGCTAATAACGTTCTAATTTCTGCACCATTTAAGTCAAGCTCCAAATAAAGGTCGTTTTGAGGCTTTATTTGAACACGCTCCTCTTTTCTGATGCTAAGGATTGGATATGAGCCCTTGGTAGTTGCAAGTCTACCGGTTGCTGAAGAGAAAATATCATAAATAATTCTTTCTTTGTTCTCTCCTACGTTGATTTCCCTCTTACTTATATCCGTGGTAAGAACGTGAATTTTGTGTAAAATATCGTAATCTTTAGGTTTTCCTATTCGCGAAGCTAGGCGCGCCATAGCACTCTCCCTAAGAGAGAACCACTTGCCCATCAAGTGGTCGGGCAGAAAGTCATAGAAGCAAAGCTCCGAAAAATCGATTTTAGCTGTAATAGCTGCCTTTTTTTGTGCCTCTAGAAGCTCCTCTACTTGAGATAGTGCCCTAGGGTCTTCCGAGTGCTCAGACAGCGGCTGATTTTTCAAGAAAATGTTCAAATAAGTATATTGTTGGTCTTCTTCAAAAATTGGTGAGTGGCGCCAAGCAGTATTACTGTCTCTTATCAGGGGCCCTATCTCGGTGTCATT